AAGTGTTACTAATTTATAACGCATAATTTGCGTATCTTCAGGAAATGCCTGAATAATTGGCATAGCTTCAATTGCTTCACCATAAAACGCAGATCCAGATGGTTGATTTGGATTGTACAAAGTATAATCAATTTCATCATCTGCTAGTGAGAATTGTGTAATTTGGAAAGAACCGTCATTACGAGCCAATAATTCGCGGCCCTTCGTGGTTAAAATTGCATCTACGGTTACTACTGTAGGATTTAATATTGCCATTGTTAATTATTTGTTGTATATACTATAAATATGTTAAAGTTATGTTTTTAATTATGGAGCAGGGCCTAAAACAGAAAAAGTTACTTGATAATCATGAAATGCTACAGGTGTATAAGAAGCAGATATATAAGAGTTTGATGCCGATATTGAAAATATATTTGATCCTGATGTCATATCATTAAGATATAAATAAGCATCATAGCTTCCACTTCCTGATACAGTAAAAGAATAAGTATTCCCTGATATTAAAGGAAATCCACCTCCATTTGATTCTGAAAATTGGGATAAATATAAAATAGCAGAAGATGAATCATAAATTGTACATCCACTACCGCTTGCTTCTGGTGGATTGACATAATTTATTGTAAAATCCCATGTAATATATGAAACAGAAGAAGTGAATGTTGGGGAAAATACAGAAGAATTAAAATTATAATCAGGAAATTCATAATATAAATTTGTTTCTTCTAAAGGAAATGATACAAGTAATGTACTACCACTATAAGCATAAATTCGAATTGTGGTTGCTGATCCACTAACACTAGATCCACTAACAGTTGCACCATAAGCACTACCTGATATTTCTAATGAAGAAACATTATTCCATATATGAGGAGCAGGTTCATTAGGCTTAATTAAGGTTAATGATGAAGATGCTGCTATATAAAATAAATCTTGTGCCATTATTGAAGATCAGGATTAAGGGTTTTAAATATATTACCTACAGCAGCTTTAATAGTACTACTAGCATCACTAGGTACCAATATAGTTTGTGATACCTCTCCTGGTTGTTTTTTAAAGTTTATAATTACAGATGTTTCATCTGATTTAGGTCTAAATATTGCAAAATTTTGAGCTACATCTGATAAGAAAGATCCAGTATCAATATTATTACTTAAAGTAACATAAACACCATTAGTAGAAGAACTTACATTTAATACTTCGTAATATGTTGAAGCAGGAGAAGTAAAGGATCCTATTCTCAATAAATCATATTTTTGTAATCCAAACTGATCTACTACTGGGGAATAAAGATTTTGAGTAGGAGTAGTTGGGGTGAAGGTTGAAGATGTAGTAAATAAATAACTAGCAGAAGGATTAAATAATAAAGTATTTATTGAACTAGTTGTAAATAATGAAGGGATCTGCTGATATGATGAAGTATATATATAGTTTGTAACTTGTGTACTTGTATCAAATATTTCAAAATAAGTATCACTTACTGCAGTAACAGGAAATGTATTAATTGTAGTAGGTTTTCCAAAACAGAAAATTATATCAAACACATTTCCATCTCCATAATTAAATCCTCCATATGCTGGTGGTAAACCAAACATGTTATTTATATCTATAATATAAAATTGAAATCTTACTAGATCATTATTATTCAAAGAAACAGTAATATCTAAATCACAATCAAAAGAAGTAAATCCTGTTGTACCATTTGCTGCAAATACAAAGTTATAATTACTATTGTAATATGGAGGGGTACCTTGATCTCCTTGAACAGTTGGGCTACTAATAGTTGTTTCTCCTAAATATGTCCAACTATTATCATTGTTTATATTACCATTTCCTGTATATTTTTCTGCTATACCTACTATTTTAAATCCAACTCCTTTATTGTTATTGGATGCTACACTCATTTTATAAGTAAATGGTATTTTTCCTTTAATTTTATATGTACCACCTCTTGGAACTTTATAATAATATTGCCCATCTGAGGTTTGATAGTATGTATTTGGGTTAGGTTCATTATTATAACCTAAACTAGTATTACTAAAATCTAAAATATTAAAGGCATAAGCAAAAGTAGTAGTACTAGCTCCATATTGATATAAAGAAAAAATTGTTGGGGTTAGTAATCCATTTCCAGGAACAGCAAAATTTATTTTATTATTTGGTTGACCACTTGGTAAAAGAGCACTATAATATTTCCATCCTCCTGTTCCACTATAGTTGTATATAGCATATGCCATTGGACCACCTTCAACATTCCCGTTTGCTTTATATCTATAAACATTATAGTTTAAAGCTCCTCCAGTGTAATCAGAAGTTAATGATGGGGGACGATTAATACGTGTACCATTTGTAGAATTTGCTTCATATGAGTAATTACTAGTCATATAAGCTTTGATACCTAAATTACCTAAAGATGAACTTATAGGAGTATCATGTGTAAAAACTAATGTTTCATTATTTTCTCTAAATAATATTGGATCATAAGAATATCCACCTTTCCAAATCGTTTTAGTACCATCTAATGTTGTTTGATTTGATGGAACTTTAACATCAGAAATAGATAATATTACTGGATCTCCTGATTGGAATATTCTTTGTACTTCAGGTAAATTAAGATTACCCTTAGATAATTCAGTTAAATTATTAGTAGCATCTACTAAATATTTTAAACTAATAGATGTTTTATCATAGAAATTTAAACTTTGAGATGGTATGTTTTTAACCCAAGCTACTTTATATGAATTAAGATCAATAGCAGCTGTTTTACCATATGAATCATCCCCAGGCCATGCTGAAGAAGAAGTAGTATAATTATTATATGTTAAACTGGTTACTTTACAACCATCATAACGGGAGGTATTATAGGATGTTAAAGTTAAATAAGAATCCTGTAATTCGGCGCTACTTGTTAAACTACCTGTAGTACCATAAATATACTCAATGTCTTTTCTAATCGATGAAGTTACACTTTGAGAAACATTATTTAATAAAACGTTCCAATCAGAATGTAAGAATGTATTAAAATTTATACTTGCTGATGCAGGGGCTTGAGCATTATAGACAGTCCAATCTCCATCATAAGGATTAAAATCATCTTCAAAATATTGATTTATATCTATAACACTTCCACTTAATTCACCATTAAAGAAAGGCATTTTATTACCTTGTAAAGCAGCATAAAGTTGACCATATTGTGGAGTTATTTCTCCAATTTCATAATTAGCTTCTTTAACAATTTCTTTAGTAGCAGTAGGAACAGAATAAACTTCTTTATTTCTTTCTAGTACTGGGGAGGTAATAGTTACACCTGTTGATAGGCTTGCCCTTTCAGGAACAAAATCTTCAAGCATTTTAAATAATGAATTATCAAAATATTCAATTAATCTGATAAACCCATTATAATCTAAAAGTGAACCTGTAAATCCAGGATAGCCTGGTACACCTGTTTCGAAATATAAAGTGCGTTGAGCATCTAAATCTGGGTATGAGCTACTATATTGTTGTCTAGGATCACCTATGTAATTATCTAAGCTCCAGGTTGGGTTATAAGAGGCAATAGCACCTGAAATATAAGTATTCATTTGAGTTTCAGGGCTAAATGATATGTCAACATAATGCATATCATTTTCTCTAAACGCAGACGATGCTGTAGGAAATGTTTGTAAACTTAATTCAGATGATAGTACACTACCTGTAATTGTATTAGTTATAAGTCTTACTTTTTCTGTATTATATCCTTTTATTAAATTGGCTTTAAGATCACCACCAAATTCTTTAACATTTAAAATACTAGCTGTGATGGCACTACCTGTTGGGGTATAAAATGAACTACTTCCTACTGTATAATAAGTTCGGTTTGGAACACCAAATGTAGTCATTAAATAGTCTAAACCAGCAACTGTACCTTTAGTTTTTAATAGTAAAGGTAAGTTATGATAAATACGTTTATATAATTCTGCTACTAAATCAGCTCGTGGTATATTATTTAAATAACTACCAGTAATTGTAAAATTATTATCAAATATACTACTACCAGTATTGGCACCTATCAAATAATCTGCTACACTATTACCTGCTTGGCTATTATATAACTTAACTCCTAGTGATTTTAATTGCTGATATACTAAATCTTTAGATATACCTTTTTCTAAGTTATTATTTGCTAAATTAACATCAGTAATAGATTTAATATAAATCCAAATATTATCAAAATACTGACCAACCATATTTAGGAATGTTAAAAAAGGTTGGTTATTACCATCATCTTTAATAAAGGCAGGTACTGAATATTCTAAATTGTCATAGTTTTCTAGATCATATGTTTCTGCAGACCCAGTTAAAGCATTATACCATGTTTGAACAGTAGCAGATCCAGTTGATAATAAAACAAATGGTTTGTTTAGATTTGCTTTAGGCCAAGCATATGAACTTGATTCGTAATACAAATATGTTTCATATCCATCAAATTGACGAATAATATTTGTAATACTAGATGAATATTGATTTATTGTAGTTTGTAGGCTTGCTGTTGTAGCTATAAATGGAGTATAAGTTGAAATAAAATTATTATAATCCTCAATTTCTTTAACTTTAGTATAGAAATTTTTAACACGCTGTTCAGCAGATCCAAAAAATACAAAATTATTAAAGTCTGTATAATCAACATTAATATCAATACTTTGTGATACTAATAAATTTTGAATTTGATTATATGATGAACTTTGTAATGTTTTTAAATTAGTAATTAAATTACCATAACTACCATATGAAGTAGCAACAGTACCTTGATTTTCAATTTGTATGTTAAAGTTAGGTCCTCTTAACTGTAGAGGGGAGGGAGGTGTTACTAGAGTATCTAAATTAATATCAAATATATAAGGACTAACTTGCTCTTCAACAACCCATAATGTTTGTTTTTCTTGTACACTTGTTGGTAATGGCTGATATAATTTGAATAATATTTCATATCCTCCAGGGTCTTTATTTAAAGCAACATTAACAGCAACATATTGTGTATTATCACCAAAATTTAATAAATAGTCTACATAATAATTAGTATCATTAATTTTATTTATTAGATCTAAAGAAGCACTTTCAATTTGTTGATTTGTTAATGTAGTAGAAGCTAACGCTATTTCTGTTCTATCTTGAGAAATAGTTTTAACAAATAAACTTTGTTCAATAAAATTAGATACTTTATTTTGAAAAAAGTTATATCTAACAGAAAATTCACCTGATGTATATCCTAAATCTTGTAAATCCTTAACAGGATCAATTTCGATAATAGGAAATAATGAACTAGTTTGAGGAGCTAAAGTAGAATCAATTCCTACATCTGTAGTTTGAATTTCACCTCTAGTATTAGGAAAATCACTTACAGCAGGAGTTAATCCATTAGTAGAAGGAAGTTTATAATCAACATAATTATAGTTGATATTTAAAAGATTTCCTGCTATGTCATAAACATAGTATTCAATATAATCATTAGTACCACCAAAATCTTCTTGTAAATTCCTAGAAGCAATTAAATTAGTATCTTCTACAGAATAACGAGAAACTGTTGTAGTATTGATTATATTACCTACTATTTTAATATTATTAGCCATTACTGTCTAACTTGGTTTATTTCGTTTAATGCTGTTTGAGCATCTAATACTTGTTGTCTTAATGCTGTTATTTCATCAAGTAATGCTTGAATATCATCTTGATCAATTATTACTCCTAGATAATCTGCTTCACGTTGTAAAATATATCTATGTGAATTAGCATCTCCTTCTTTAGGTATTTGATAAAATAACTGGTCATATAGAGTAAAAAAATCATCTAAAGTAAATGTTGGGGTTGGAATTTCAGTTTGTTGATTTAATAATTGAGTAAATTCCGTATCAATTACTTTACCAAATTGATTTTTATCAAATACTTGTTTTTCTATAGGAATTTGAGACATTATCTTATAACTTTAAAGTAATAATTTTCATCAAATACTATTACCTCACCATTATCTAGTACTGATTTAAATAATAATTTATAATATCTTTCTGGTTCTAGTCCATTCATATATAAATCAAAGTAGCTGCCACTTTGGTCACAGCTAATTTTGGTATACGTTGTATCATAATCTACGATAATTTCCTCAGTATCCAAATCTTTTATTGACCAATATGAAGAAGATGGTAAAGCATAGTTTACTAAAGCATATCCAAATGAAGATGTTTGGAATGTTCTAGGTGGATATTTTGCTCTAACTTTAACTCTAAAACGTTGTACTGAGTCTTGTTGATATGAATTTTTATTATTACCTAAACTAGTAACATATAAATCAGAATCTATTATTTGTAATGTTCCAATACTATATGAAAAATCATTCCATCTTATTTCTAATGCAGGTGGATAAATAGTGTGGGTAGTGTCTGAAAAATATTTTGTTTCAAACTTGGAAGCAGTTGTAAATTCTATTGAGCTACTATGTTTAAGAATAAATCCATAATTTGAAATAGAACTACTATTCCATGCATTAACAGTATTAGTTACTTTTAATTCAATATCTTTAGAACTAATACGATCAAATGACTGAGAAGACACATATTGTGATCCTGTCCACCATAAACCACCTCCTATATTTGAACCAAATTGATATGATCCTGTTTGGCCTGATGGGAAAGACGATGGATTAAACCAAACACCGCTTCCACTTTCTTGTGTATATCCCCAACTAACTCCGTCTGTTGTGATAGGTGAGTTAGCTAATCTACCCGTTCCTATATTCCAGTTAGAAGCTACTGGGTGGCTAAATACAGTATAGTTTAATGGTATGCTAGTAGCATCGGCTAAATATAATTTTAAATAAGCATCAAAAGCTGCTCCACTTACTTTATTATTTATAATATCACTTATTTCATCACTTGGAAATTGAATTAAAATACGTGATACTTCATTAGTAAGATCAGTAGATTCAAAAGTACTAAGTTCTAGTATCTCATCTAATCCAGTATTTAAAGTTGGATAATATGAGAAAAGTGTAGCACTTTTTTCAGGAAATATTTTATATACAGCCATTGCTTGTTATTTTTATGCTAATAAGTGATAATATTCTTTAAAGTGTTTCTGGCGATCAGCTAAACCAATAGTACCACCATTTACACATTTAGTAACAGCAAGTACAGACGCATCAGAAGCATCTTTGCATTTAGCTAAGCAATTTTTAGAAAAAAACCAAGCAGCAGATAATAATGGATATTTAGTAGCAACTAAGTCAGGATTAGTAGCAATATCAATACCAATTGCTTTACCAAATGCTGTATAATTTTGTTTACCTGTCAATTGAATATACCCACGTCCACGATATTTAAATCCTTCACCTGAAGCCTCATCACCATTACCCATGCGAGATGCATAAACGCGGTTGGCAATTTTTTCAGGTTTACGTTGATATTGTTCAGCTAATACTGGGGTTGGGAAATATTTTTTGAATATACCCATAAGTCCTTTAGCAGAATAATTAAGATTTTCGTTTACAACCCTAAACCCACCTGATTCATGGCCACATTGTGCTAAAAAATGTGCTAATTCAACTGGTGTATCAATACCAAATTTAGTCATTACATCAGGAATTTGGGCAATTACTGTGTCTGGTACGTGTCCTTTTAATTTATTTAAATTCATACTTCATAATTTTTAAAATGGTACAACTCTTCCTTGAATATCTGTATCTGGGAATCTTACTTCAAATATACTTGGGTCTACTGAAGGATAAATATTACCCATTCTAGTAGCTCCTGGAATATCATAAGCATAAGGGGAATAATTTCCTCCTTGTTTATTTATAATTTCAACTTTAATAACATTTTGTACTCCTTTAACCTGTAGTAAACGAGATGTAATATCAGCAAGTATAATTGGTTGATTAATATTCCATTTTTCAATATTAAAATGATCTTGTAAAGCCAAAATACAGTTTGCTACAACATCATTATTACTATACCCACTAGCTATTACAATATCAAAATTAACTCCAATATTAATATAAAAGGCATCTTTAATGTTTATAGCATCAGTTACCATTCTAAATTCATTAATATAGGTAGCTAAATTGTTTTTTAATGTAGTTGATGGTGAAGTTAATTGTTTATCACTATTATAAGCTAAGACATACATATCTAAAGACAAAGGATTACGTTCTTCAGTAGTTGCTACTGTTGGTGTAGCTAATGCTTCACGAGCAACATCTTGTGTAACATATACTTTAGCTATTGAACCATAATTAGAAGGTAAAGACAATGCTCTTACCATATAGTCTTCTCTAGTTACTGCACGTAACTGAGATTGATATGCATAAAATGCATTATTTCTAATTTCTTCAACTTGATCTCCATTTCTACCACCTGATGCTACTATAGGATTGGTTGAAGCTATACTATCTATAATAGTAGTAGTTAAAGCCCCTGTAATCCCACTTGGGAAATAAGCAGTTGTTTTATCTATAGTAGTTAAAGCATTTGTAGGAACATTTGATGTTATTCCTCCTCCAATAAGATATCTTACAGTAATATCATTACTTGGAGCTAACCCATATTCTTGAGTAAAAAATACAGATGCTTGATTAAAATTATTATATAAATTAGATATACCTGGTACTAATCCAAGTTGAATATTATCTGGATTAGGAATAATATTATTATCAGGTAAATTGGATATCCCTGCTCCAAATTCAAGTTGAAGTGTATTATCAGTTAAAAAACGAGAAACAAAACGACGAGGTACTCTTCTTAAAGTAACTAAATATGGTACTCCATCACTTCCAGAATTAGGGTTTTCAACTTTATCAAATATTGAAGATTGTGCTAAATAAGGTACTTCATACCATCTATTTCCTTGAGTATCAGTAGCGTCTAATATTTGTAATATGTTTGTATCTGAAATAACAGCAGTAGAAAATTTCTCAGGAGTAGTAAAAGGTAAAGTAGTTGATTTAATTTCAGCAGATATAGCTTTAACAGATTTTTTTAATAAAAAATAATTATTATCTACAAAAGTAATTTCCATACTTCCTGTATCTCTAAAATCAACTTTATCTGTAGTTAAAAACTTAACATTATTAGTATTAGAAGTAACCTGTGTATTTTCAGGAATTATTAAGGCATATCTATAATCAGGTACTAAATTAATTCCTGAACCTGAAGTAGGAATTAATTGATATATATCAACTAATGTATTAGCGGCATAAGAAACTTTAGGGCGATATCCTAACATATAAGATAAAGCATATAAATTTTCTTTTTCTTTAGCGTATAGTAAGAAATTTTCTTGTACTTGAGTATCAATATAAAATGAAGATACATCTCCAACATAAGAAGCTAACTCAATAAATAAATTACCTGGGGTTGCTTCTGTAAAGTCATTATAAACAGTTGGAAAATAAGTTTTAGCATAATTTATTAAATTAGCCTTAAACTCAGGAAATGTTTTATTTAAATATGATATACTATTATCTGCCATTTTATATAAATTGTACTGTTACTTGATCTGATGTTCCTGAAATTTTAATTTTATAGTTAACTGCAACAGATACAGCATTATTATCAGGAGTATTTAAATCTACTATTACATTAGTTATTTTTACTTCAGGTACAAATATTTCTACATTAGTATTAATTAAATCTGTAATAGTAGTCACTATATCTTCATTTATACCTTCAAATAATGTTCTTCCTAAATCAGCGCCAAATTCAGGATTAAATACTCTTTCACCTTTATTAGTAAGTAAAAGATTAAGTAAATTAGACTTAATTTGAGTTTGTGTACTATAGGTGCTATTAAATGGACCTGATGGACCATTAAAAGGTAA